GGCAATATTTTAAAGTATGCCCAACGATATGGCAAAAAAGAAGGCAAGAATAAGAAAGACCTTATGAAAGTTATTCATTATGCCATGATACAATTGTCCCAGGATCATTACAAAAACGATAAGTCTTTATTTCAATCATTGAAAGATGATGTTGTTGCAAAACAAGAAGAAGGATTAAAATCTGTAATGTCTGAAAAATTAAACAACCCTAATGATTAAGGAGAATATATAATGAAACTAAGTGATACTACTAAAGAGATACTAAAAAACTTTAGTGAAATAAACCCTAATTTGTTAATCACACCAGGTAAACAAATTAAAACAATCTCAACAATGAAGAATATACTTGCAACAGCAGGTGTAGAAGAAAACTTTCCTCAAGATATTGCTATCTATGACTTATCTGAGTTTTTAGGAATGTTATCATTGTTTAGTAAACCTGTTTTTGACTTTGACGAAAAGTTAATGACAATCAATGAAGAAGGTACAAAAACAAAATCAAAGTATTACTTTGCTGATCCTTCTATTTTAACTACACCACAAAAAGATGTAAAAATGCCTGAGGCAGAGGTTGAGTTTACACTTACTCAAACTGATTTAAATTCAGTTAAGAAAGCAGCAGGCATGTTACAATTACCTGACATATCTGTAAAGTCAGTAGATGGTGATATCATCATGTCAGCAATTGACAAAAAGAATGATACAGCAAATACCTATGATGTAAAAGTAGGCGAAACTGATAAGAAGTTTGAGTTTCATTTTAAAACTGAACACTTTAAAATGTTACCTGGCGATTATAATGTTCATATATCTTCAAAACTTATTTCTAATTTTAAACACAAAACAAAAGAAATACAATATTGGATTGCGTTAGAGAATACAAGTAAATATGAAGGTTAATTATGGACAATTTATTATGGGTAGAGGCGTATAGACCCTCTACAATTGATGAGTGTATTCTACCTACAGAGATTAAGAATACATTCAAATCTATACTGAAACAAGGCGAGATACCTAATCTCTTATTGACAGGTACTGCCGGTACAGGTAAGACTACTGTTGCGAAAGCATTATGTAACGAACTTGATTTAGATGTAATGATGATTAATGGTTCTGACGAAGGTCGTTCTATTGATGTTGTAAGAAATCAAATCAAGGCATTTGCTTCTACAGTAAGTTTATCTGAAACAAATAAACCTAAAGTCGTTATTGTTGACGAGGCAGATTACATGAACGCTGAGAGTGTTCAACCTGCATTAAGAAACTTTATAGAAACGTTTAGTAATAATTGTAGATTTATATTTACATGTAATTACAAGAACAAAATTATTCCTGCAATACATTCAAGATGTACTGTTATTAATTTTTCTATTCAGAAAAAAGACAAAGAACGACTTGCTGGTTTATTTCACAAAAGATTATCAACAATACTAGAACAAGAAAACGTTGAGTTTGAACCTAAAGTATTAGCAGAACTTATCATTAAGTTTTATCCTGACTTTAGAAGAACGATAAACGAACTACAAAGATATTCTGTGTCTGGTAAAATTGATACAGGCATATTAGTAACTATATCTGAAGCAAACTTACAAAGTCTTACAGAAGCATTAAAGACTAAAAGTTTTCCTAGTATGAGAAAGTGGGTAGTTGATAATATAGATCAAGACCCATCAGGTTTGTATAAAGACTTATATCAAAACTTTTATACCACTCTACAACCACAATCAATACCACCTATGGTTATTCTCCTTGCAGAATATCAGTACAAGAATGCCTTTGTTGCAGATCCTGAATTGAATATGGTCGCTTGCCTTACAGAGATTATGGGCGAGTGTAAATTCAAATGAGTGAAGATTATAAACTAACAGATTACTTAACCGCAATCAACTGGTCTAAAAAGAAACTGATGGACACAGATGATGAAGCATGGGAAAAGAAATACCCACCTTATATAATTAACAAAGGTCTCTCTTACTTTTCTGATACTGTCATGATGGCAAATGAAATGAATAGACTACACCATGCGTCTAAACATATGCAATTCTCTTTTCTAATAAATACTATACGAAGTCAAAAAAGGTTTAGTAAGTGGTTGAAAGCATCTAAAATTAAAGACTTAGATGTTGTTAAACAATACTTTGGTTATAGTAATAATAGAGCAAGAGAGGCACTATCGTTACTTAGCAAGAAACAAATTGATTATATAAAAGAGAAATTATATAAAGGTGGGAAAAGAAAATGAGTGAAGTTATAGCATGGAAACCAGACAGCATGCTCGAGGTGAAAATCAAAGAGCCAGACGATTTCCTAAAAATAAGAGAGACACTAACAAGAATAGGCGTTGCCAGTAGAAAAGAACGAAAGATATATCAATCGTGTCACATACTACACAAACAAGGTAGATACTTTATTGTACACTTTAAAGAACTATTTGCTCTAGATGGCAAGACAGCAAATATTTTTATTAATGATATAGAACGAAGAAATACAATCGCACAATTATTAAGTGATTGGGGTTTGATAGAACTAGTAGGTGAGGTGACAACAAAGGCACCGTTGTCTCAAATAAAAGTATTACCATTTAAAGAAAAGAATGAGTGGGTACTTGAACCTAAATATAACATAGGTAAGAAAAAAGAAGAAGAACCCAATGAAAGTAAACAAGATTAAATCTTTTCTAGAACAAGCAGAATTTGATATTGAAAAATATCGTGCTCTAATTATATCTACTGAACATGGTGATAAAGGCAAGACAGCAGAAAGATTAGAACAAGAATCAAAACCTCTTGGTATAGAAACCTATATTGTTCCTCTCAAAGGAACATATCTTACAACAGAGGACGGTGAAACTACAGTTTACAATTTAGAAAAAGATGAGAAAGGATTTAAAATAGATCCTGATAATACAGTTGTTTTCTTTAGAGGTTCACCTGAACGGTTAAGTTACTTAGATTTAATTACACAATTAGAGAGACTTGGTTATCCTGTTATTAATAGTCGTTCATGTTTAGAACGTGCTAACGATAAGTATAGAACTTATCTACGACTTAAAGAGTTTGGTTTAGAACAACCTAAAACTGTTCTTGTCACAACTCATAGTGGTGTAGATGATATAGATGTTTCAGTAGAAAAATTAAATAGCAAATTTCCTATGATAATGAAAACTCTAACAGGTTCTAAAGGTGTAGGTGTTTTGTATATTGAGTCCGAAAGATCATTGAAAGCATTAGTACAAACACTTTATAAAACAAATCCTGAAACTGATTTGTTATTACAAGAATATATCAAAACAGAATTTGATGTAAGAGTTTTAGTTTTAAATAATACTGTTATTGCGTCAATGCGTAGGGATGTTGTTGAAGGTGACTTTAGATCAAATGCTACACAAGGTGCAAAAGTAAAACCATTTAAACTAACTAAACTAGAAGAAGATCAATGTATTCATGCGGCTAAATCAATAGGTGGTATTTTTAGTGGTGTAGATTTTATACCATCAAAAGATAGAGAAAATCAAAAACCTTTTTTTCTAGAAGTAAATCATTCGCCAGGTACAGAAGGTATTGAAGAAGCAACTGGTAAAAATATTTCAAAAATTATACTACAACATTTTTTAGATAAAAACAAAAGACATACTGTACCTAGAGATTGTGGATTTTTAGAAACAGTTTCAGTAAAACCATGGGGACCTATTATTGCAAAGTTTGATACAGGTAATTCATCTTTGCCAGTTATACACGGTGAAGACATAGAACTAAAAGGTAGAACTGTATCATTTACATTATTTGGTAAACGAGTTAGTTTGCCTCATGTTAAAACTATGAAAGTTAATTTAGGTGGTTTAAGAGATTACTCAGAGGAAAGACATACTGTAAAACTAGATATGGATTTTGCTGGTAAGATATATAAAGATGTAGAATTTACTGTTGACGATAGACGCAACAGAACCAGGATTCTTCTCAATCGTAATATAATGAGAAGACTTAACGTTATCGTAGACCCACAAAGAAAGTATATGATAACCACTAAACTAGAGGTAAAGGAAAATGAATAGACTTTTATTATTACAAGCATTGAAATCACATGCCCAAGGACAGATAGATAAACACAAGGCAAACGTAGAAGTTTACCTTAACAATACCACAGGTATTGGCGAGCATTCAGATATTGTTGAAACAATAGAAAAAGAAGTAGATAAGATTGCTCACTATGACGATCAACTAGAAATTATACAAAAATATTTTGATAAAGCTTGACTTTCTAGTCAACTTGTGATATAATATATCTTTATTATGCGATTTTATACGAATGTATCGCCGTATGGCGACAACTTATTGGTTAGAGGTTTTGAGAACGGTGAAAGATTTGAAGACCGTATATCATGGACACCTAGATTATATTTACCTACGAGAGGCGAATCAAAATACAAATCACTAGATGATAAAAAACTAGCGCCCAAAACATACTCATCTATTAAAGACGCAAGACAAGCAATTAGAAGATATCAAGATCATACAAACTTTATTCACGGCACAGATAGATTTCAATATCAATATATTTCAGACGCATATCCTGGCATAGTAGATTACGACAGAGAAAAACTTCGTATCTATACTATTGACATTGAGGTTACTGCTGAACAAGGTTTTCCTAATGTCAATCAGGCAGTAGAAGAAATGATTTGTATTACTGTGAAAGATCATAATACAAAAAACATTTTAGTTTGGGGTCTTGTAGATTTTGAAGTAAAACAAAAGAATGTGCATTATGTTAAATGTAAAGGTGAAAAAGATTTACTCATACAATTTCTAAAATTTTGGCACAAGTATCCGCCTGATATTATCACAGGTTGGAATAGTAAATACTTTGACATACCTTATCTTGTCAATAGAATAAAAAAGATAATAGGTGAAAGTGCTGTAAAAAGATTATCACCTTGGAATATTATTGATGAAGATACTGCTTATGTTAGAGGTAAGTCACAAACATTTTTTAGATTAATGGGTATCGCACAACTCGATTATCTACAACTCTATACAAAATTTACAATTAAAGCACAAGAAAGATATACACTTGATCACATTGCATTTGTAGAACTAGGTGAACGTAAAGATGATAACCCATATGATACTTTCAAAGAGTGGTATAATAATGATATACAATCTTTCATAGAATATAATATTGTTGACGTTGAACTAGTTGATAAACTAGAAGATAGATTACAACTAATTGATTTAGCAATAACAATGGCATATAATGCCAAGGCAAATTATGAAGATGTGTTTTCACAAGTTAGAATGTGGGATACAATTATTTACAATGAATTATTAAAATATGATATAGTTATACCTATGCGTGACATGAATGCTAAAGAACATAAAGAGGAACTAGTAGGTGCATATGTAAAAGATCCTAACGTAGGTTTTCATGATTGGGTTGTGTCTTTTGATTTGAACTCACTATATCCTCATTTGATTATGCAATATAATATTTCACCTGAAACAATGTTTCCTGAAAAGAGACCTGTTAATCAAGAAGACTTACTTAATAAAAGAATAGACACAAGTGATGGTAATTGTTTAGCAGCAAATGGGGCAATGTTTAAAAGAGATAAACAAGGTATGTTACCTAGAATTATACAAAAAGAATATGATGATAGAGTAACTTATAAAAAGAAGATGTTAGAAGCAGAACAAATGTATGCTAACACTAAAGATAAAAAATATGAAAAACTTGCAAGAAAATATTATATCATTCAACACTCTAAAAAGATTTCATTGAATAGTGCTTATGGTGCAATAGGTAATCGATACTTTAGATACTATGATCATAGACAAGCAGAAGCAATCACATTGTCAGGTCAGTTGAATATTAAATGGATTGAAAAGAAACTAAACGAATACTTTAACAAATTATATAAAACAAAAGATGATTATATTATTGCGTCTGATACTGATTCAGTTTATATCAATATGGCGCCACTTGTAAAGTTAACAGGTGCAACAGATAAAAATAAAATTGTAAAAGCATTAGATAAATTTTGTAGTGAAAAACTAGAACCATATATTGCAGATTGTTATGACGAACTAGGCAAATATATGAATGTGTTTCAAAACAAAATGGTTATGAAAAGAGAAGTTATTGCTGACAAAGGTATCTGGACTGCTAAGAAAAGATATATTCTCAATGTGCATAATTCAGAGGGTGTACAATATCCAGAACCAAAATTAAAGATTATGGGTATTGAGGCAATAAAAACATCAACACCTTTACCTTGTCGTGAAAGAATGAAAGAGGCATTTAAAGTTATAATGGGTGGCGATCAAAAAGAAATGAAAGACTTTATTGTAAACTTTCGTAGAGATTTTGAATTATTACAACCTGAAGATATTGGTTTTCCTCGTAGTGTTAATGGCACAGGTAAGTATAAAGATGAAACATCTATTTACAAAAAGGGTACACCTATGCATGTCAAAGGTGCATTGATATATAATCATTTACTTAAACAACATAAACTAGAACACAAATATCCTAAGATAATGAATGGCGATAAAGCACGATTTGTTCATTTAAGAAAAAACAAATGGAATGCAAACGTTATTACTTTTGTTTCTAAATTGCCTAAAGAATTTGATATGCACGGTCTTATAGATTATGAACATCAATTCAATAAAGCATTTATGGAACCAATGAGATTTATACTTGACGCAATTAGATGGCGAATAGACGCCTCTGGTGGTAATACAGTTGAGGACTTTTTCGCATGATAGATTTTACACCATATTTAAATGATGATAAACTTCCTGTTATGAATACAGATCAGTTTAATTTTATCACAGAAAAATACGGCAAAGAAAAGTTTAGAGAAGAACTATCAGAATATATCTCACAAGCAAGACCACCTTTTCCTTTTAGAAAAATATCTGAAAAAGATATGATCAAAAACTTTCTTGATTTAAAATCTTTTGATACGAGTAAAAATGTAAAATCAAAAAATGATATAGAAAAAACTGTATTTGAAAAGTATGATGATTACAAATATTCTTTTGAAGAATATGGTTTAGGTTTGATTGATTGTTCTAGTGTTTATAATACAGTATCAAATTATTTTATGCAAGAGTTAAGATTGAATTGTAGTAGTTATGGTTTTAGAGCACCAGTAGATGTATGGCAAAATGGTAATGCAAAAGATATATGGCGTTGTTTTGGTCCTATATGGCGAGGTATTAATACTAATAATACATTAGATGAAAAAGTTTACATGAGTGCATTTAGATTAGGTACTTATATTGCAACACAATTTAAACCTGTTGTTGCAAAGGCAATATATGATTTAACAAACGCAAATAAAGTTTTAGATACAAGTTGTGGTTGGGGTGATAGACTTGCAGGTTTCTATACATCAAATGCAAAAGAATATATTGGTTGCGATCCTAATCCTAATACATTTGAGTTATATAAAAAACAAGTTACTGAATATGAAAAAATATTAGGTAATAATATTCTTAGTATTCAAGAAGATAAAAATAAATTTACTATCAATGCCTCAAAGAGAGTTACAATATATAGATGTGGTGCAGAAAATTTGCCTTGGGACGATATACACAATATTGATTGTGCGTTTACAAGTCCTCCTTATTTCTCTACAGAGGAATATAATAAAGGCGGTGAACATCAAGAAGATCAATCTTGGGCAAAGTTTAACGAGTATGATAGATGGCGTGACGATTTCTTTTTACCTGTAAGTGAACAATGCATTAACAAATCTAAACACACACTTATTAATATCATGGATCCTAAAATAAAAGGTAAAAGATATAGAACAGGTGACGAGTTGTGTGATAAGTATAACGAGAAGTTTAAAGGTCAAATAGGCATGAGAATAATGCAACGACCTAAAAGTGATAAATTGTTCAAAGATGAACAAGAGAAAAAAGATTTTATGAATAATATATTCATAGAAAACATATGGTATTTTTCTAACGAAGATACTGATTTATTTAAAAAAACAACATTAGATGAATTTTTTGCTTGATTTTATGAGAGGAGTGTGATATAATGAAAGAAATAATGGAAAAACTAGATCAACAAAACTTGACAGCAGTAGATTGTCAAACTATAATAAAAATAATACAGGCTGCCCTACAACGAGGTTCTATTCGTGCTGAAGAATGTACGACAGTAGGTAGAATGTATGAGAAACTAAACTTTACAATGCAGAAACTAAATAAGGAGAACGAAGATGCCGGACTTTCTAAAACAGATAATTAAAGAAACAGGAAATGAATATGCTTCACTAGTAAGTGAAGGTGTTGAAGCAGGTGATGTAGATACATTTATTGATACCGGTTCATATCATTTTAATGCTTTACTATCAGGAAGTATTCATGGCGGTATACCATCAAATAAGATAACTGCTATCGCAGGTGAAAGTGCAACAGGTAAAACTTTCTTTGTATTAGGTATGTGTAAATCTTTTTTAGATAATAATCCTGACGCAGGTGTTATCTACTTTGAAAGTGAAAGTGCATTAACAAAACAATTAATTGAAGAACGAGGTATTGATAGTGAACGAATGGTTATTATGCCTGTCACAACAGTACAAGAATTTAGAACACAAGCATTAACTGTGTTAGACAAATATGTCGAACAAAATGAAGCAGATAGAAAACCTATTTTATTAGTCTTAGATAGTTTAGGTATGTTATCAACTACAAAAGAAGTAGAAGATACGGCAGATGGTAAAGAGACTAGAGATATGACTAGAGCACAAGTATTGAAAGCCGCATTTAGAGTATTAACTTTAAAACTAGGTCGTGCAAAAGTGCCAATGGTTATAACTAATCACACATATGATGTTGTAGGTGCATATATGCCTATGAAAGAAATGGGTGGTGGTTCTGGTTTGAAATATGCCGCTTCAACGATTGTGTATCTATCTAAGAAAAAAGAAAAAGAAGGCACAGAGGTTATAGGTAATATCATACATTGTAAAACTCAAAAATCTAGATTATCAAAAGAGAACATGATGGTTGATGTGAGATTACGATACGAAACAGGTTTAGATAAATATTATGGTTTACTAGACTTAGCAACAAAACATGGTATCTTTAAACAAGTTTCAACAAGAATAGAACTACCAGATGGTTCTAAACAATATGCAAAAAGTATTTACGCTGATCCAGAAAAATACTTTACTGACGATATACTAAAACAAATAGACGAAGCAGCAAAAAAAGAATATAGTTATGGCAATTCCGAAGTATAGTTATCAACAAAATCCGTCAAACGATTTGACGGGTTTTAAAATAGAAGAAGGTAATTATAAAGATGTCATATACACATATGGAAAAGTTTCGCCTATTGAAGAAGAAGAAAAGTTAAGACTTAAATTTGATTATAATGTACATGAGAATCCTAATAAGTGTGATACGGAATCAACTGACTTTATAAATGTAATAGGTGATATTTTAGCAATCGAAGTAGAGAAGGATAACAATGGTAACAGCGGAACGAATAGAGAAGACGACACTCAAAAATCTTCTACATAACGAAGATTATACAAGAAAGGTTTTACCTTTTCTTAAATCTGAATATTTTGACGATAGACATGAGCGTATTGTATTCACAGAGATACGAAAGTTTATTGATCAATATAATAAAAGACCTACCAAAGAAACTCTACAAATTGACTTAGGTAAACGTAAAGACTTAAACGAAGATGAGTTTAAGAAAATCGTTGATTTAATCTCTACACTTAACAAAGAAGAAATAGACCTAGACTGGTTAGTTAACACTACAGAAAAGTTTTGTAAAGATCGTGCCATACACAATGCTGTCATGAACGGCATACATATATTAGATGGTAAAGATAACAAACAAACACCTGAAGCAATACCTGAAATCTTGCGTGACGCATTATCTGTTTCTTTCGATAATGCTGTGGGGCATGATTATTTACTTGATATAGATAAAAGATTTGACTACTATCACAAAAAAGAAACTAGAATACCTTTTGATCTAGACTACTTCAATAAAATTACAAAAGGTGGTTTGCCTACAAAAACATTAAACGTTGCTCTTGCCGGTACTGGTGTGGGTAAAACTTTGTTCATGTGTCATCAAGCGGCGGCCGCATTATCTCAAAATAAAAATGTATTGTATGTTACCATGGAAATGGCAGAGGAAAGAATTGCAGAAAGAATAGACGCAAACTTACTTAACATATCTATGGAAGATTTAGCGATGTTAAACAGAAAATTGTTTAACGATAAGATTACTAATCTACAAAACAAAACAACCGGTACATTAATTATTAAAGAATATCCTACCGCTTCTGCTCACACAGGACATATAAGAACATTAGTAAACGAATTAGCACTTAAACGAACATTTAAACCTGATATTATCTTTGTTGATTATATCAATATATGTGCAAGTGCAAGATTTAAACCTGGCAGTAATGTCAACAGTTATACCTACATCAAAGCGATTGCTGAAGAAATGCGTGGTCTTGCTGTTGAGTTAGATTTGCCTATTGTGACCGCAACTCAAACAACGAGAACCGGTTTCGTTAGTACAGACATTGGTCTAGAAGACACCTCAGAAAGTTTTGGATTACCTGCTACGGCAGATTTCATGTTTGCCTTGATATCTAGTGAAGAACTAGAACGTGCTGGGCAAATGCTTGTTAAACAATTGAAGAACAGATATAACGACCCTACACTTAATCGTAAGTTTATTATTGGTGTAGATAGGGCGAGAATGAAACTATTTGATATTGAACAAGCCGCACAAAACTTAATACAACCAGAGGAGCAAAAATATGTCGAACATAACGCTAAAGACAAAGAAACGGAAGAGAAGTACAAAGACTTCAATTTCTAGAAACAAATTAGTCTATGAGATAGAGACTAAAAAAGAAAATCGTAAGTATAAGTTTCAAGTCTTAGAACATTATAACGGCAATACTCAAATTGTCAATAGATTCGATTTCAAAGATCAAGCAAAAGAATTTGCAGAATTTCACAATAAAAATCAAGTATGGTTGGTAAATGGGGGTATTCCTAAACATCTTTGTATAACCTAAGATAGTGCTTGACTAAATAGTTACTTTAGTATATAAATGGGAGTAATGATGAGGGGTTATAAAGATTTTACTGGTAATTTAATTACAGAGGCAAGAGTAGATACAACAGCAACAGCAGCAATAACAGAGTTGTTTCCTGCATTAGCCTTTAACAATAAGTATAAACCATCAAATAACGAAGACTTTAAAAAATTTCTATATAAATTAGGCGATCTTAATAAGAATGCTAAGAAGACTTTTGTTGTTGATAGTAATAGAAAAGCAGGTATTACTATAATTGAAAAGATTGCTTCACTTCCTGAATCTCTAGTTAGAACAAAATTACAAAACGCTATAGGAATAACAAAATTTCTATATGATATGCACAACTCTAAACCTATCAGAAATGTGATATGGGGTTATAGAGAAAAACCAAGAGGTGTTCCCGGCAACCATGCAGGTGATATATTTGTTTATTATCGTAATGGTGATATCTTAGGTATATCTTTGAAAGCAGGAACAGCAAAGTCATCAGAGCCTTTATTGAATAGTTATGTATTAACACAATATAAGGCAATCAAAAGAGAAGATCAAGTAAAAAAATTAGAAGACAATTTATGGACAGGTGTTTATTCTAAAATACCTGGTGTATCTGAGGTTGCAACTAAAAGTAATTACATGGACAAGAAAAATGAAGTTAGACAATTATATCTTGATCACTTTTTAGAAAACGAAGATCAAGCAAATGAATTATATGTTGAAATGTTAAAGATATGCCGTCAACAATTTTGTAAGGCAGTTAATACATTAACACTAGACGAGTTTAAAGATTGGTTAATTAATCACTTTAATTTACAAAAGAAAAAAGAAAAAGTGCCTCTAATTCTAGTTAAGGCAGTAGGTAATACAGCAGAACAAAAAGGTGATAGTTTAGCACAAATATTACCTTTGATAGATAAATTTCATGCTTATTTAAATAAGAGTTCAGTACAAGAATGGTTGATTGATGTATTTACACCTGATGAAAAGAAAACTATGAAAATGACAATACGTTCAGATAGTGGTGTTCGTGCAGGTAAAAAATTAGGACAATTAGGTAGACTTGCTAAATTTACTATGTTAAAACTACAATATAGTGGAGTGAAATAATGTTATTAGTAGAAGATAAAAATACACACTTAGACCATTTAGAAGATGATATCATCAATAATGGTTTTGATGGTGGTAAAAATGCAATTGCTTTCTTAGAAGCATTGAATGAATTACTATCAGGTCATTCACAGAAAAAAGTTAATCTAACTGTAAAGTGGGATGGTGCACCGGCTATCGTTGCAGGTCCTAGTCCTGAGAATGGTAAGTTTTTTGTAGGTACTAAATCTGTATTTAACAAAACACCTAA